CCAAATCATTTATTTCCGAAAAAAGGTCTGCAATTTCTTTATCCAACTTTTTTTCATCCGATGATTTTGGGGTAGTAATATCTACATCACTATACAACTTTTTCTTTTTTGCTATTAAAGGGTCTACCTTTTTAAGTAAATCATTTTTTTGCTTTTGCAAAGTTTCAATTTCTTGTGTATTTATACTCATTTTGTTTCTCCGATTTGAGGACACTCACAATACCCACCAATTTCACAAATGATATCTCTCATAATATCACCTGCTTTTTTATACTTATCAACCTTATTAGTTACTTTAGAAGTTACACCCTCATTCATAGGCGACATAAAAGCACCATAGGTAGATGGATTACTTACAAAATCCCAACATATCAAATCAAAATCCCCCTCAACTGCCACTGTCCCATCTTCCTTAATTTGACGAACCGAACCCATACCCCGCGATGATATACCAACCGTACACCCAGCTTCTACCAACTCTTTAAGTATTCTGCCTGATGGTGTATTTAATATCTCTACCTTACCCATTACATCATCACCATCCCACCAAACATCTCTGATAATATGCGATGTATTTTTCAACTCAACAACGGATGACTCAGGATGGTCTAACTCACCATAAGCACGATTTTCGGCTATTTCCCTACCCTTATATTTTTGAACTTCACGCTTCAATATATTTTCAGGATACACCCTACCATTTTGGTTTTTTTCATTTGCTCTTTGTAAAACACCGGTTACAATAAGCCTACCATCACCCTTCATTGCGGCTTCTTTAAGCTGATGTGGTTTAACATCAAATACAATAGTATCTACTAATAGCTGTTTCATTTTTTACGCACCCAATTGTTTAATTTTAAGTGAAATACGATTTAACCTCTCTGATATTTTAGAAAAGTTATTTCTTGTCTTTTTCCAATAAGTATTAGATGAAACACCCATTTCGGTTTTTAATTTTATGTTTTGGTTGACTAAATGCTCTACTTCGTATATTTTTCTATTGATTTCCTTAATTGCTTTATTGATTTTTAATTGAGGGGAACCTGTTTCATTTTTACGGTATTGACGATAATTCATTTCACCAATAACACCCTCAATCTCCCGCTCCCACCTTTCTAAAAAGTTTCTCTTTACGGTTTTTATCTTTTTGTAACCCAACACCTCAATATGGTCATTATCCATATCCTTTTCAGTTTTCGCAAAAGCGTGCGGAGTTCGAGGTGGACCAGCACCCCCATCCAAATTAGAGGTAACATTTTGTTCTTCCAAATCATCATCACCCACCTCAGGCTCAATCGCTTCTAACTGCTTGAATTTCTTATCAAGTTCTTCAATTAAAAATCTACTCATATATTAGATACCTTTTAACTCGTTTAACAACTGATAATAGCGTAAAAGTCCCAAAGCCTGTGTTTCAGAAACTATTTTTGAATTGGATAGGTTATCTATCAACCCAATTACTTCTTTAAGCTTTATAGAATAAACCTTATCCGAAACTTTTATCTTACTAAACTCATTTTTAAGTTTCTTTGTTTCCCTCAAAATAAATCGTTTCAAATTATCCGAATTATCAATGTTGTTGATGTAGTTTCTTAAAACCGATTTTTGTTCGGTAGTCAATACCTTATACTTATCATTGAACTTATCAACCAAAAACTTATAAGCCAACAAACGAACATCTTTTGACTCATTAGTGTATTCATCAGTAGTTACTTCTTTGGGGGGTTTTACCTTTTTAGTAACATTTTCCAAAATAACGGTTTTACAATCAACCCACTCCTTCGGAGATACACTTTCGGTATTTTCAAACAATTTGTAAATTGAAGCAAGTGATTTGTAATTGTTCACCCTATACTTAAAAAAGTCTGAGGTACTGAACCTTTCGTTAATCGCTTTAATTAAATTGTATTTTTCACGTTTCAACAAACTCTCATTTAATTTTTTTCTCTCTGAAAGTATGATGTTCAAAAACTCACCGGCCTTATAATCACTATCAAACTTTTCTTTTACCAAAAATTGATATAATTTAAGCTCCTTATTCAACTCACTTCCATTCTTAAAATGCTTTTTAATAATTGAAAGGGCTGATGAGTTTTTTTCATTCAATGTATCAGATGCAATCTGTCTGACAAGTAATTCAAACAAAACACCTGTGTTTTTATATTTTGAATGTTTGAGTTTGTTCATTTTATCCCTTATATATCATTTAATAAATATATGAAATTTAATTAAACCATATCATTTAATATGTTTTTCTCATCTAACATACTAACTTCTTGCGTTTTTTCACCAATTTCAAGCGATTCCATCAACATTTCTTTGGTTTTTACTTTGTAGGATTTCAAACTTGATTGTAATTGTAGGTTTTCAATGGATAGTGGTGATTTTCTATAAGTGTGATATGGCGATTCAGGTGATATATTTTTTTCATATCCTAACGGATTTCTCCCAAAATTACTCCTATCTGTCCCAATACTACTACCCTTTTTAGGTCTACCTGCTCCCGGCCATCCACCCTTTGGTGAACCACCTAAATTTTCAGGCACTACTTGGTCATCACCCGTTTGTGGAGGAGCTCCTCCACCACCTTCATCTGCTACCGGTTGTTCCGGTTGTTCCGGTTGTGGTGGTGGAACTCGGCTCATATAAGCCATATCATGCGGTGTTCCGAATGACTCACCAGTTTTGACAGGGTCATTACCCTCATTTTCAATTTGAGTTTGCCTAAACCCTAACTTCAAATCATCTATAACCTTTTGTTGTTCCAGTTTCCACTCATCATCTGACATATTGAATACATTTTTGTATATCCACTCCTGCGACAGCATTTTTGATGTTTTAATATCAGTTGCCAATCTAACATTTTCAACCCATAAGGCAACTTTTTCTTGCTGATAAATAATAGATGGTGGTGTTAAATCCAATGTAAAGTTTGCTAAATCTTCGTTTTCATACCCCTGCGCATAAAGGTGAATAACAGCGATTTTCGTTAATTCGGAAAGAATGATTTTTTGAACCCTTTCAATACTCCGTGCAAAACGAATATCCTGCTGAGCAAGTGTTGCTTTACCTTCAACTGCTTCCTCATACCCAATAAATGCCTTTGGAACTTTAAGAGCAGCCATCATTCGGTTTTTAAGATAGTTTATATCATCAATCCCCGTAAACTCCATACCATTCAATGTTTCAATTTCAGTACCGGATTGACCACCCCTAACAGGTAGATAATAATCCTCTAACATATTTTGCAAATTAAATTTTAGGTTGTAATCCCCAGTATTTTGGTCTACAAAAGCAGTTTTTTTGGTGTTATCTATAATGTTACGCATATGTTGGTCTACTTCGGTAGGTGGTATATTACCAACATCTACTTTGAATATCCGTTTTTCAGGTGCACGCATAATCCGATGTATCAACATCGCATCTTCCATCAAAGTCAATTGCTTCCAACTTTTTCTTGCAGGCTCCAAAAGTGACCTACCATATGGTAAGAAGTTTGTATCCGAAAATAATCGGAAATGGGCTATTCTATAAAATGGTATATAGTTTTTTGGGTCATTTTGTGATTTTTGATAATTAAATCCGGTAGAACCTCCCCCAAAGGTGGTCATCTTAAATCTAACTTCAAATGGGTTTTCTGGGTTAAATCCTTCTTCCCTCTCAACCTCATACGCAGATATAGGTGATGCGTTTACAATACCAATACCCTCCTGAATATCCAAATCCAAGTAATAATCACCATATTTATTCATCCCCCTAATCCATGCCCATAAATTAAACTCAATGTTTAAGACATCATAGAAAAGGTTGTATAGTATTTTCTTTATGTTTTCATCATCAGAGTTAATTCGTAGAACATCACCCACATCGTTTTTAAGTGTGCAATTATGAACATAACACTTTCCACCATCATTTGTTTCGATTGCAAATAAATGGTTATCACCCACATTAACAATGTCATATACATCTGTTATTTGTCCTAATTCTATTGATATTATTTTATGATTGTTTGTTTGTAAAAAATTAGTGAAATTTCCGTAACCACTCTCCTGCATTAAAAATCTGAACTTTCTATTTGGTATATTAAAATGCTGTGCCACCTTATTCATTTTTCTCCAAGAAATTTCATAGGTATTACAATATTCTCGTATTTCAGAAAGTTTATTCTTATATTCAATGTACGATTTTATTCTTGGAAAGCTTTGTATTGAGGCTATGTTATATTTTGTACAAATAAACTTACACAATTTATTAAATTCAGCAGGCGTTACCCCGTATTTAGATATTATCTTTTTTTCTAAAGAATCTTTAGACGAACCATTGTAATTATTAAATATAAAATTCTCTACTTCATTCAAATCCAATTGTTCAAATCTAACCAATGATGGGTTATATCTTCCATTTTTTTCACCAAATAATTTATAACCTTTACCAAACATTCCATTTTTTTCACCAAAATTTGCAAAAATTTCACGTCTTTGCTCAAATGTGGTAGATTTTATAAAGTTATTCATAAATAGTCTCTGACGCGCAGATACTACATTTCTGCGTTCATCACTCCAATATTCACCATGACACTCTTTTACTTTATTGCGAAACCATTGCATCCAATATGGGTTCTTTTTTCTAAAAGACCACATTTCTTTATTAAAACTTGCATGCAATTCTATATGATTTTGTCGTGTTAATATAGTGAGATTGGTTGGATCATTATTATATTTATTGAAATCAATATGATGTATTTGAACATCTTTTGTATTTAATTGCACCCTTTCATTAATCAATTGTGGAATTACCTTTGATACTACTCTATGGGTATAATCAAATTTACCAGAAGAATTTTTTATTAATTCATAATCTTTTATAGATTTAGAATTACTGCGTTTAGTTTGTAAAACTAATAGACCATCATCAACTTTTAAATCTTTTAACTGAACTTGGGAATTGTCCGATTTTACAAAAATATGATTATCGGTCGCTGTTATTTTAGTCCCATCATCTAAAGTTAAAATATATGTTTGCTTTTTACCTTTATAAATAACCCTTTCTGCAAGAGATGGTACAAAATTACCATCATTAGATAATCCATATACCCAAAAATTTCTTACATCATTTTCATATAATTCTTTTATTGTATATTTTTTACCATTTAATAATGGGATAACGGTATCGGGCCCAAGACATTCATCTGAGTAGATATCTAACACCGAAGCAATAATCGAATCCTTATCCATTGCTTCATAATCGGTATATAACTCCATTCTATTGGATGAATAGTTGTATTGGTTATTATATGTTTCCCAATTTTGACGGGAGGTGTGTAATCTACCATATCTATCATAGTAGGATGTTCCCTTTATATTACCCTGCGATTGCAATCTTTGCGTATCAATTGCTCGAGTTTTACCCTTACCAATTCTACGAACTACAACCTGAGTTGAAAATAATCTTTGTAATCTACCAAATAATGATTTATCTACCATAAGTATCCTGAGTTGAAAATAATCTTTGTAATCTACCAAATAATGATTTATCTACCATAAGTATAAATATAATTTTTTTACAATAACCAACTTAAATCAACATCGTTACCCCTAATATCCTTCATTGAGTAAGGATTTTGCTGATATCCGTTGTTAGAATACACTCCCTTATCACCTGATACTTTGATTATACTACCCAATGTACTACGGGTCAAATCCATACCCTGCTTTCTCAATTTTAAAGCAGTATCTCTTACCCATAGCCCAGTTGAAAATGATATTACCAAATCATCGTTGTAACCTCGTTGTGCTTCTGCTTTTGAACCATTCCAAATAAAGACAAATAACTCATCTATTAATCGCTTAGAATGAATAATCGGAACTTTTTCTCTCATATAAGTATCTAACTTCGATACTATAAGAGGACGAGTTCTTTGCGTCATTGAAAATCCTGGCACCATATCCTCTTTTAATTTTAGGTCCCACCCCCTCCGCAAGTGAACATCATCATCCACATAACCCAACTCCCTATATGAATAGTAAAGGTTTTGATAGTTACGGTCAATTGCCTCCTGAATAACTGCCCACCCAATATTTGCGTTCTCAATCACCAAAAGAGCATTATTCCACTCCGTTGCAACTGATGTTAAGAACGCACCATACTGCTTTGTTTCTATCTTACCCCTATACTCTGCAACCTGCTCAACCGATTCCACATCAATGACATGAAAAGCGGAATAATCCGCACCATCACCCCTCGCAACATCCGCCACAACAACATAATCTTTTTCGTAATTTGGATAATCCCATATCCAATAATTAGCATCAAACCCACGCTTTTCAACCGGTTCAGTAATGTAAGTTTCCTTATACCACTCCAAAACGCTACCATCTACAACGGTATAACCTGATGATATGAAATCGCAATTATGTGATACAACACCATCTACATTAAATATATTACCCCCACCAACCTCAACAATATCATACAATGTAGTATCCATATCAGCATATTCAATAGATACCACATCAACATATTGATTATCAACCGATGATATTTTAGAACCTACTACCAAATCGGAAGCCAATATCTTTTCACCATCCAACATAAATGGGTGGTTATCTGAACATTTTAGTGTTTTTTCGTTTGAAAAGGTTATTGTATAAATTGAAGTCTTGTTTAAGCACCTCATTCCACCAAATGGCTGAAAGCCGCTTGGCGTCATTATTTCAAACCTATTATTTGCTTTAAAATTATAATCTATCATATAACTCAAATAAGGATATTTCACAAATTTCACCTGTATGGGTATCTTTTACAACCACATTCGAATCTCCCCACAAACAATCGCATTCTTGAGCAGCACCCTTTTCACCCAATAATCGGGTTTGCTCATCTCTCCACCGTTTACTTCTTTCGGGGTGAACTGTCCAATGTAACCTCGTAGGATGCCACTTATCACCACTTTCTCCCTGCAACCATATTTTATGAAAAAAGTTACCTACCCCATTGGGCGTTGAAAGGACAATAGCACCACCACCCGTTGAAAGTGTAGATTGTGCCGATAACCATATTTCCTCAATACCCTTAATAAATGCGGCCTCATCAATAATCAATAATGATAGTGCTTCAGAACGTCCGGCTGTTTCAGTAGCAGATACTGCTTTAATTTGAGAACCATTTTTCAATCTAAGTGATAATTTGTTATCTTCAGCAGCAGCAACTTTTAACCAACTGGGTAGGTTATCATACATAAACCTAACTTTGGTTACAAGGTTTTTTGCAACATCCTGATTGGTAGCGATTACAAGTATGTTTTTATCCCTTTCAAATACCATCAACCATAATGAATACCCCGCCGATATGGTAGATATACCCAATTGGCGTGATTTGAGAATAACATTAAACCGGTGAGTTTTAAAATCATCAATAAGGTTTTCTTGAAAATCGTAAAGGTTGAACAGTATCTTACCCTTATGGGGATGTTGTATATAACAATACTTTTTAAAAAAATATATAGGGTCTGTAGCACATTTTACATACTCATCCGATATTATTTCTTTAAGGCTTTTTGACATTACTTACCAATTCTCCAATAAAGTTTTGCAGTAAATGTTGGATTAAACCCATTATCTAATCCAATTCCAATTCCGTATGCTTTTCTTTTTTTAGTTCTAACTAACACCTCACCATTCATCATCATAAACTCACGATTTCCTGCCAACGAACCTCCTAAGTAAAGTTCTCGTTTATCAATAAAAATCGTATTGGTTACAATTTTAGTTGGTATACGAACAGTAGAGGTTGTTTGTCTGGATTC